CATCTGGAACATTTACAATTCAGTTTCCAGCTTTCACAACTTCGGCAGCTATATTGAGATTAGCATAATTTAAGGTCCTGAAGCTATGGCAGAACTTACTTATACAGTAACCGTAGCTTCAGGAAACCTATATGGTGGTGGAACAGGTAGCGTTTTTTATTTAAACGGTGCTAGAAATTCGACAGGCCCAGGAACAGTAAGTTGGGTAGAAGGTGGAACTTTAAGATTTGATCAAAGCGATGCCACCAATGATAACCACCCATTAATTTTTTCTACAAACACAAGCACCTCTGGAATTATTTCTTCAGGGGTAACATACTATCTAGATGGTTCAAGCAACCAAACAAACTACACTAACACCACAACTTTTAACGCAGCCACAACTCGTTATGTAGAAATAACACCATCATCACAAACTGATTTTTATTATTTATGCTATGTCCATGGCATTGGCATGGGTGGTATTTTTGATATAACCACGACAACATGGGGAGCTTTAAGTTGGGGTCAAGGAGGTTGGGCTGCACAAGGTNATTCTGAAGTTGCAGTCACTGGTTCAAGTTTAACTTCAAGCATTGGTAGTGTAACTGCTCAAGGTATTATTGAAGTTGGTTGGGGTGGTGATACTTGGGGTGAAAATGAGTGGGGAGATCTTTCTGGTTCACAACCTTCTATTACAGGACAACAGTTAACATCATCAATTGGTTCAGAATCAGTTTCTGCAAACGCTAATGTGACTGTTTCAGGTATACAATTAACATCTTCTCAAGGCACATCAGTTGGAGGCACATCAGCATTAGTTTCTGTTACAGGTAGTCTTGAATCAATGGGTGTTGGTCAAGTTCAAATAGGAATAGGAGCTATTGTTTCAGGTATATCAATGTCTTCATCTATTGGTGCTGCAACAGTTGATGAAACTACTTTAACTGGTGAGGGTTGGGGTAGAGGTGAATGGGGTGAATTTGCTTGGGGAGATAATTTCTCTGTTCAAGTATCAGGACAATCTTTAACTTCATCTATAGGAAATGAAACGGCAATCACAGACGTTACTGTTGCTGTAAGTGGATCTCAAGCTAGCTTTACGCAAGGAAGTTTCTCACTGCAAATTGATCAAGATATATTCGTACTTGCGTCAGAGGATCAATTAGATATTACAAACGGTGGTGTGCAAGGAACAACTGGATTAGCGACTGTAAATCTTACTGGTCAGTCAATCACATCTTCACAAGGTACAACGGTAGGAGGATTAAAAACTCCTGTAGATGTCACTGGTATTTCGATGACCATGACACAAGGAAATACAAGTTTAGTACAAACAACTGTAGAATCAGTTTCTGGTCAACAAGCTACTATGTCATTAGGAACTCATGCAGAAATTCCTGGTCAAATTATTGGTGTATCAGGATTATCTTTAACATCTTCATTAGGTGAGGAAGGTATTACAGGAGATGGATTAGTTACACCTACAGGGCAGTCATTGACTTCTTCTGTTGGCAGCGTTAATATTACTGCATGGTCCGAGGTAGATTTAGGAGTATCTAATACATGGACAGTAGTTGATTTAGCTGCTTAGTTAATGTAAAATATAAAAATATTAAGGAGAATTTTTTATGGCATCAAGTTATTCAAGTGATCTTAAACTCGAACTTATGGCTACTGGTGAAAATGCTGGTACATGGGGTGATAAAACAAATACAAATTTAAATCTTATTCAACAAGCAGTAGCTGGTTTTGAGCAAGTTACTTTATCAAGTGGTGGAACCTTAGCTCTTGTAATGAGTGATGGTGCTGCTTCAAATGCAAGAAACATGGTTATTAAATTTGCAACTGCGACAATTGCAGCAAGCACAGTTTGTACAATACCTGACTCAATAGAAAAATTTTATATATTTGATGCAACAGGTTTAACAAATCCTACAAACCTTACAATTAAAACTGCATCAGGATCAGGATTTACTTTAGATCAAGCAAAAATTTACGCAGCATATTCTGATGGAACAAATTTGAATGAAGTATCTTTAGATACTTTAGGTGGAACAGTTGCTGCTGCAAATATTTCAGGAACAATAGCTACTTCACAAATTGCAGATGATGCTGTGACTTCAGCTAAAATTGCTGACGATGCTGTCGTGACTGCTGCGATCGCTGACGATGCCGTTACTCAAGCTAACATAGCTGATGACGCTGTTGGCGCTGATCAATTAGCAAACACTTCTGTGTCTGCAGGCTCTTACACACTTTCATCAATTACTGTTGATGCACAAGGAAGAATTACATCTGCTTCTTCTGGAACAGCTGGCGGTGGATTTCAACCAAAACATTATTTTGATGGCCCTGCTTCAGGGACATATACTTCAAATGGAAACAAAGTTACGATATATGCTGCTTCAGGTAATGGAGCAGGAGGGACTGCAAGAGGAGGATCCTCTGATGCGCAAAATGGTGGAGCAAGTATTATAGCACTAATGACAGCTCCTATATCGGCACCTTTCTCACAACCATATGCAGTTGGAGGAGGAGGTATTGGTCCTCATCACCCTAACGGACCTCCAGGAAACGCGGGTGGTTCAACAAGTATTGCAAACTTATTTACTTTAAACGGTGGAGCTGGTGGTTTAAATGGTCCAGTATCACCAAGAACAGGAACTGTCGGATCAGTAGATGGTGGTGGAAATAAAACTGTTGTAAAATCTACAACGTCTACAAATGATTGGTTTTACTTTGCAGGAAACCTTATAAGAACTTTTGGACCAGGAGGTTTATCACCTTATGGTATGGGTGCACCAGGAAATCCTGGAAAATTAGTAATCTTTGACGATGCGAGTTAATTATGAGTAAACATATAATTTTTATGGAAAGTGGAAGAGTTGGTTTAGCACCAACAGATGAAAAAAAAGATGCGTGGGTAGCAAGATATCCAAACGCTACAGTGAAAACATGCAGCGATGAAGAATATACAAAATCATGTTGGGTAACTCCAACATTAAGTGGAGACACAGTTTCATGGGAAACAATGAATGATTCTGATCCAATTTCTGATGCTAGTGAAGCTCAAAATCTTTTAAACATAACAAGAAATGGTTTGATAGATAACATCAAAGCAAAATGTTGGTCAGAGTATGATAATGACGAAGATGCTAAAACTTTAGTTTCTTTTTTAGAGGGGATAGATGTAACATCTGTAAGCTCGATACCAAGTGGTAATGTTCTTAAATTTATTTATGAAATGTCAGGCTGTCCACAAATATTTATAGAAGAATTAATTCACTAGATAAAAATCAAAAATTGTTGTAAACATCCATATGGATTTGAATGATTTTTTAGAGGTTTTTGACAATGCACTACCTTTAGAAAATATAGCTACAATTATTAAATGGGTTAATACACAATCTGAGTTTGAGTTAGGTGGTATTGGAAAAGATTGCACAATAGATAAAAATATAAGAGATGTACAAATTTTACCTTTAAACCATTACGATGGCACATCTAAAACAAGAATTCATTGGGGTAATTATTTAAATTTTATAATATGGAATGGTATGAAAATGTATGAGCATAGAAAATGTCCCATACATGGTGGTATTTCAATTGAATGTATAAATGAATTAAGTATTTTAAAATATGAAACAGGAGGGTTTTATAGTATTCATTCTGATCATTTTGGTGCAAGACCTAGAACTTTATCTGCAATCATGTTTTTAAATAATGACTATGAAGGTGGTCATTTAGAATTTTATGATCCAAGTAATAAATTAATGAGAGATATAGAACCTGTTCCAGGAAGATTAATTATATGGCCTAGTAATTTTATGTATAAACATAAAGTAACTCCTGTCACAAAAGGGAAAAGGTTTTCAATAGTAGCATGGGCGATATAAAAAAAGATAGATATAAATTAGTCAAAAACTTTTTAACTAAAGAAGAACTTGAAATAGGTTTACATTATTTACATTTGTGTCACGAAAGAAATGAAAATAATTTTGATACAGATCAAAATAATAATGGCGACTCTATGTTTTATGGTGATGCTTTTACAGACACTATGCTTATAAGAAAATTACCAAAAATGGAGAAAGAAACAGGGTTATCTTTGTTTCCTACATACAGTTTCTCTAGAGTATACACATATAATGCTGAATTAAAAAAACATAAAGATCGTCCTTCTTGTGAAATATCTGTATCTATTATGTGGGGTAGTTGTGGTACTGTATGGCCTTTTAAAGTAGAAAATTCATCTTTTGAATTAAATGAAGGGGACGCAATAATTTATTTAGGATGCGATGTTGAACATTGGAGAGAACCATTTTTAGGAGACTATCACATACAATCTTTTTTACATTATGTAGATAAGAATGGTCCCAATAAAGAATGGAAGTACGATAGAAGAAATAAAAAAACAGATCCAATAATGAGAAAATGAAAATACAAGAAAATTTTCTTAATGAAAATATTTTTAAAAATTTACAAAAAATTATAATGTCCGATGATTTCCCTTGGTATTATCAAAACAAAGTTGTTGATGTGAATGACGATTTCTTTTTTTCTCATATTTTATACATGGATGATCGTCAAAAAAGTGATTTATTTTATTTATGTCACCCTATAATTGGTAAAATAAATTTTACAAAAATACTCCGAGTAAAATTAAATTGTTATACACGAAAAGAAAATCACATAAAACATGGGTGGCATACGGATCAAGTAAACACTCCTAACGCTAAGGTAGCTTTGTTTTCTTTTAATACAAATAATGGATATACATTATTTAAAAATAATGATAAAGTTGTTTCAAAAGAAAATACAATTATTTTTTTTGATAACGATCAAGAACACGCAAGTGTTTCACAAACTGATAAATTTTTAAGAATAAACATGAATATAAATTACGTATGAGTGAACCAATAAAAAAAGTTAATAACATCAAAGATTTTATAGGAATTTTTGATAATTACGTTGATGAAGAAACTTGTAATAAAATAATTTCGAGTTTTGAATTAAATAAGTCTAATCAAGCTATTAATAGAAAAGAAGCTGATAACTCAACAGAAATAGTTAAAAAAGATTTAGCAATTCATTATTTCAAAGGTCACAATTGGATACCAGAATTAGATACTTGTGAAACTTATTTAAGAGAAGCTATAAAATTATATAATGACACTACTGGATTTACTAGTTTTATAAATATGCCAGAGTTACATTTTTCACCTTATAAAGTTCAAAGAACTTTACCTGGTGAAGGTTATCATGTTTGGCATGTCGAAAGAAATTATCAAGAAATTTGTTTTAGAGCATTGGTTTTGACAATATATTTGAATGACGTAGACGAAGGTGGTGAAACTGAATTTTTGTTACAATCACAAAGAGTAAAACCTAAAAAAGGTAGAATAGTCCTTTTCCCTGCTGATTTTCCTTATGTGCATAGAGGTAATCCACCTTTACAAAAGGAGAAATATATATTAACTTCATGGTTAGCATCAAAATGAAATTTAAATTTAAAAAACATTTTTTACTTATAGAATTTTCTTGGAAAGAAATATTTTGGATTATTGTAAGAAAACATTTTAAATTAGATAGAAGGTCTACTTACAATTTTGCAAGTATTCTAGTAAGCTCAGTTACACAAATGATAGAAAAATATGGTGACTATAGAACTCATGGACCAATTAAAATTGATGAAATTGATCAAGAAGAACATAAAGAAGCAAAAGACAAACAATAGATTTACAAGCACCAAAGTGGTATAATATTGCATGCCATTAACAAGAGTAAATATAGCCCCAGGATTTAATAAACAAGTCACTCAAACAGGAGCAGAAGGCAAATGGACTGACGGTGATTTTGTTAGATTTAGATATGGATTACCAGAAAAAATTGGAGGATGGGAACAAATTTTAGAGAGCACAATAATTGGAGCAGCTAGAGAACAATTTATTTGGGCTGATTTAGACGGTAGAAAATATGCTGCAATAGGAACTAATAAAGTTTTAGTAATTTATTATGAAGGTGCTTTTTTTGATATTACTCCACTTGGCACAGCTTTAACTGGTTGCACCTTTGACACTGTTAATACTTCAGCTACAGTAACAGTTAATAAACCTGCTCATGGTTTGGAACCGGGAGATATATTTTTATTTTCATCTGTAACTCCTCCGTCAGGAGCTGGATATACTGCAGCTAATTTTACAAC